GCGGACACCCGGTAAATCAAAGAAAAGTGCTGTTCTGGCAAAAAAGGGCAGTGAAGTTAAGTTGGTTCGTTTCGGCGATCCGGACATGGCAATTAAAAAAGATCAACCGGGACGTCGAAAAAACTTTAGAGCGCGTCATTCGTGCGGGACAGCAAAAGACAAGTTCAGCGCCCGTTACTGGTCATGTAAAGCTTGGTGAGGACGATATGCGAGTAGAAGACGTCTTAGCCAAACTGGAAAAGCATGAAGCTGAGTGCAATCTGCGCTACCAGAACATTGAGGAAAAGTTGGCCGACCAGAAGTCTACGTTGAAAAGCTTGGACATTAAAATTTGGGGGCTGGCCATTTTAATTCTTGTTGCTCCTGTAGTGCATAAGTTCTGGGGAGTTTAATGGGTCTTGCTTTTTTAAAACCATCTCTTGAAGTAGAAAAAGCCGTTTATCACGAGTTGGTAGACTGGTCTTCCACGGTCTTAGAAAAAGCAAGCCCTTACTTTAACAACCTCCCGCCCTGTCCATACGCACGTCAAGCTTGGGCCGATGGCCGCGTAGCGGTATTGTATAAGTACGAAGCTAACAAGCAGTCGTTGTACACGACAGTTTCTCAGTTCGACGACAACTTCGATGTCGCAATTATTGTCGATTTTAAATACGACGAAGACCCCGAAATCTTTCACACCTATTTAGACGAGATGAACGACGTCATTGCTGACGGCATGTTTATTGATCGTGATATTTGGGTAATGGGTTTTCATCCGGATGACGAGGAAAGCGATTTCGTAAAAGACGTCGAACATGGCTTTGAACCTCAAATTGATGCTGAATACGCAATGATTTTTGTACAGAGATTGTCTAAGTTGCAGGAAGCGGCAGACAAGCTCGACAAAAAGGGCTATTATGATACATATAATGGCCAGTATAACGCCCGTGAAATCTTTGAAAAGCGGGAGCGTCTGTATAGGAGACTGAAAGATGGCAATGAAACCTAAAAAGATGCGCGGCGGCGGCATGGTTAAGAAAATGCGCGGCGGCGGAATGGTCAAGAAGATGAAGAGCGGCGGTGCCGTTCGAACTTCTAGCAAGCGCGGCAGCAAAAAAGGCTGTGCGGTAAGGAACGCGTAATGGCAAAACGGGGCTTGTACGCAAATATTCATGCAAAGCGCAAACGCATTGCAGCGGGGTCTGGCGAAAAGATGCGCAAGCCCGGCAGCAAAGGTGCGCCAACTGCAAAAGCGTTCAAGAAATCCGCTAAAACTGCCAAGAAGCGGGGGACTAAGAAGTCATGACGACATCCGGTAGCAAAGATTTTGAGCTAGACGTAGCCGAATACGTCGAAGAAGCCTTCGAGCGGTGTGGTCTTGAGGTTCGTACTGGTTACGACCTCAAAACTGCCAAGCGTTCGCTCAACCTGTTGCTGGCGGATTGGGCTAACCGCGGCTTGAACCAGTGGACGATTAAGCAGCGCACGGTCACGCTGGCTGTTGGAGACGGTGAATACGACCTCGGAAACGATGTGATCGACGTTTTGTCGGTGATTTGTCGTCGCGATGGCACAGACTACTCGTTGGAGCGTTTGAGCCGGGACGATTACCTTACCATTCCGAACAAAACTACGCAGGGTCGTCCGAATCAGTTTTTCTTGGACCGCCAAGTAACGCCAAATTTGAAGATTTGGCCTGTTCCAGAGAACACGACGGACGTAATCGTTTATGATGCGCTTACCCGCATGGACGATGCGGACATTTACACCGATACAATGGACATGCCGTTTCGGTTTTACCCCTGTTTAGCAGCGGGTCTGGCCTATTACATTGCTTTGAAGCGGGCACCGAACCGTGTTCAGATGCTAAAAGCCGTGTATGAAGAGGAGTTTGAACGCGCAGCGACGGAAGACCGTGACCGGTCGTCCTTCAACGTCGTTCCGAAGTACGAATATTATAGGGCGGGGTAAATGGCTAAGTTTGCTTCCGGAAAAAACTCATGGGCTATCTCGGATCGTTCCGGGTTCCGTTATCCATACCGCGTGATGAAGCGGGAATGGAACGGATTGCTTGTGGGTCCGGACGAATATGAGCCAAAACATCCGCAATTGGGGCCGTTCCGCAAGGTTGTGGACCCAGAAGCCCTTGAAAACGCAAGACCTGACCGTGTTGAGCCGCTAGACGTGTTTGTCGGTGTGCCTCTGGTCGAAGCCCCAACTCTGAAACCGGCCCAAGGGTTCGGTAAGGTGGGCCAAGTGACGGTGGTGACATGAGCTTTACATACGATCAGCTAACGCAGGCCATTCAAGACTACACACAGTACGACGAAAGCTCGTTTGTGGCCAATATTCCTGTGTTTATTGTGCAGGCAGAGGAGCGTATCCTCAAAAACGTCCAATTAAGCCTGTTCCGCAAGAACGTTAGCGGCGCAATGTCGGCTTCGAACAAGTATTTGGCTTGTCCAAGCGACTTTTTGGCTCCGTTTTCGCTTTCTTTCACAGATGCCAGCTCAAATCAGGTGTTTTTGGACTTTAAAGACCCAGATTTCGTGCAATCTTTCAATCCAAACGCGGCTACGACGGGGAATCCACGTTATTACGCTGTTTTTGACATCAATAACTTCATTTTGGGCCCGACACCGGACGCCAGCTACGATGTGGAGCTTCATTACTTCTATCGTCCGCTGAGTTTGACGCAGTCTGGCGGCAGCGGCACGACATGGCTGAGTGAAAACGCTCAGTTGGCTCTTTTGTACGGCAGCTTGATCGAAGCTTACATCTTCATGAAGGGCGAGCCTGATATAATGCAACAGTACGAAAAACGGTTTGCTGAAGCGATTACCGGTCTGAAAATGTTCGGCGAGAGCAAAGAAGTCACCGATGAATATCGTACTGGTATGGTTGTGAGGCCGAAACAATGAGTTTTCCAGCATTAGATATGAATATTGACCCCGGTTTTACGGTGGAGGTACACACCACCAGCGGTCGCGGGTTTACTCCAGAGGAAATCGCTGAACGTGCGGCTAATAAGATTATTTCTATTAGTGATGACGCGAACCCTGCTATTCGGGCACAGGCACATGCCTTTCGCAAGCAAATTGTAAAGCTTTTAGAAATTTACATGCGCGAAGCGATAAAAAGTGATAGAACCACTGTGTACAACGCGCTAACCGACGCAGGCCACAAGGAGCTTGCTGAACTGATAAGGAGACTGTGACATGGCTTTCTCAGGAAACTACATGTGTACATCCTTTAAGAACGAGCTTCTTTATGGTGTACACGACTTTGATGCCTCGACGGGCGACACTTTTAACATCGCGCTTTATACGAGTGCCGCGACGCTAGATGCGTCGACGACTGCGTATTCGGCAACGAACGAAACCAGTGGCACCGGCTATTCGGCGGGCGGTCAGGCTTTAACTAACGTAAACCCGACGACTTCTGGTACGACGGCTTTCACTGATTTTGCAGACGAGACTTTCACGACTGCAACCATTACTGCTCGCGGCGCGTTGATTTATAACACAACTCCAAACACAGATTCGCTTTCGGTATCTAATCCGGCGGTAGTTGTTTTGGATTTTGGCGGGGACAAGACGTCCACCGCTGGCGACTTCACCATTGTGTTTCCAACCGCAGACGCAAGTAATGCGATTATTCGGATAGCGTAATGACTGATGTTGTCGTTCCAATCGGCGGCTGGGGCCGCTCTGGTTGGGGCGAAGGCCCGTGGTCCCAGAGCGGTTTCCCGCTACTCACGGGCTCTGTTGGCTCGGTAACCGTTGTTGCGGAAGCAAACGCACCGGTTACTGGGATAGCAGCGACGGGTAATGTTGGCAGTGTAACGGTAGTTGCCGAAGCCAACGTATCTGTCACCGGGGTTGCTGGCACGGGTCAGGTTGGCTCTGTCGGCGTCATCGGCGAGGCCAATGTAGACGTGACCGGGGTTTCCGGTACTGGCCAAGTCGGTTCCGTCAGTGTTACGGCTGACGCAAACGTCTATCCAACCGGACTGGCTGCGACAGGAGCTGTTGGCTCTGTTTCAGTTACCGCAGATGCAAACGTTAACGTTACGGGAGTTGCTGGAACTGGCGAGGTAGGCACTGTTAGTGTCGATGCCGAGGCCAATGTTCCGGTTACGGGCATTGCGGCCACGGGTTCTGTTGGGTCTGTTACCGTTATTGCCGCTGCGGATGTAGCTGTCACGGGCGTGTCGGCTACTGGTCAAGTCGGCCAAGCGGCGGTAGATGCGGAAGCCAATGTTCCCGTTGTTGGTCTTGAGGCAACAGGTGGGGTTGGGTCTGTCTCAACTCAAACCGATCAAAACATTAACGTCGACGGCGTATCGGCGACAGCAACAGTTGGTAGTGTTACCGTAGATGCGGGCGCTATCGTGAATGTAACAGGAGTGAGTGCGACAACTGAGACTGGTACGGTACTTGTATATGGCCGGATTGTTCCAAATCAAAATCCGGGTTATAGTGAGGAAACACCAAGTCAAAGTCCAACGTGGTCTGAGGAGTCGCCAGCACAGAATGCTAATTGGACACCAATAGCAGCGTAGAGGAATTGAGAGATGCCAAGCACCTATACAGTTAACCTCGGTATCGAGAAACCGGCTACCGGTGAACAGTCGGGTACTTGGGGTGATACCACAAACATTAACTTTGACCTTCTGGATCAGGCGATCAACGGATGTCTTTCCCTGACACTTGCTTCGGCGGGCACTTCGGGTTCTCCGAATACGCTGGCGATTAGCGACGGCGCGACCTCGGATGGCCGCAACAAATGGATTGAATTTGTTGACGGTGGCGATTTGGGCGCGACGGCTTATGTTCAGCTTACGCCGAATGATGCGGAAAAGATTGTTTTCATCCGCAACAGCTTGTCTGGTAGCCGCTCGGTAATTCTTTTCCAAGGCACATACGATGCTGGCCGCGACCTTGAGGTTCCGGCGGGTGTCGACATGGTAGTCAAATTTAGTGGAGGCGGAGCCACTGCGACCACTACTGACATTTTTACCAAGCTCCGCGCGACAGAAATCACCACACCCACGCTTACCACGGACGACCTCACCGCAGGAACCGCAGACATTAATGATGGTACGGTCGAAGCGGTCATTGGCGGTACTACACCGAAGGCGGGCACGTTCACGAATTTGACGGCCAACACGGACCTAAGTCTTGCCACGGGTGCAACGGTCACCGGCATCAACACGACTACAAATATGTCCGATGCGTCTGCCACGACGTTGGCGACATCGCTTTCTATTAAAACGTATGTTGATGACCAAGTAGCTACGGTGGATACGCTGGCCGAAGTTTTGGCAAACGGCAATACGTCTGGCGCGAACAATCTGATTATCGATAGCGGTCAGGCGCTTACTGCAAATACGATCAACGAAACCACTGCGGGAAGCGGTGTGACCATTGACAGCGTCTTGCTTAAAGACGACGGCGTCAATGCGACGAACCTTGAGATTACCAACATCAAGGCCAACGACGGCACTGCGGCGGGTTCGATTGCGAACAGCACGGGTGCCGTGACGATCACGTCGTTCATCTCGAACTCCGTAGATATTGGCGGCGGTGCGATTGACGGCACGGCCATTGGCGGAAGTACGGCCAACAGCGGCGCGTTTACCACGCTGACCGCGTCTTCGAACGTCTCCTTCGATGGCGGCACGATCAAGCTGGACGGGAATTATCCTGTTGGTAGCCATAACGTGGCGTTGGGTGACGGCGCTTTAGCTGGTGCATCTTTAACTGGCTCAAACAATGTGGCTATTGGTTCTAGCCCATTGGCTTCAAATACATCAGGTGCGCATAACATTGCGGTTGGTAGAAATGTTTTGGATGCCAACACTACTGGTGGCAATAATATTGGCATTGGACACGCATCACTTACAAGCAATATAAGTGGTGAAAACAATATTGCTATTGGGCGTGATGCACTAGCCAACACCACCGCCAGCAATAACACTGCTGTTGGGTATCAGGCTGGGTATGCGAATACAACTGGTGAAGTTACTGCTTTTGGAAACGCAGCTGGATATAGTAATACTACAGGCAGCATTACTGCGATTGGTCAAGTTGCTTTATATACTAACACGACTGGCACAGCAAACGTAGCCGTAGGAACAAGCGCACTTCTTTCCAACACCACCGCCAGCGAAAACACCGCTGTGGGTTATCAGGCACTAACATCTAACACTACTGGCACTCCAAATGCTGCCTTTGGCTATCGTTCACAATACTTAAACACCACAGGCAATTATAATTCATCTTTTGGTGCGGCATCTTTAAGAACAAACACAACTGGTGCTAACAATGTTTCTGTTGGATATGCGGCTATGTACTCCAACGCCACCGCAAGCAACAACACAGCCGTGGGGTATCAGGCGTTGTATAATAATACAACGGGTGCTGAAAACGTAGCTGTTGGACGATCTGCTATGTTTGACACAACTACAGGCCCTTACAACACGGCTTTGGGACGTTCTGCATTAGCCTCCAACACCACCGCAGCTTACAGCACTGTCGTGGGATATCAAGCAGGATATACTGGAAACGGTAACTATCAAACAATTTTAGGTGCGAATGCTGGTTTTACTGGAACTACAGCACAAAGCAATACCTTGATTGGTTATGGGGCAGGTTATAGCTTAACTACAGGTAATCATAATACTTTTGTTGGTGCAAGAAGTTCATCAGGTAACTTCTGTGGTCAGTCTATAACCACAGGCTCTATGAACACCATTCTTGGCGGCTACACCGGCAATCAAGGCGGCCTAAGCATCATCACAGCCAGCAACTACATCGTGCTGTCGGATGGCGCTGGTACCCCTTATATGCACTTTACTGATAGCGGCAGGGCAACCATAGGCAACCCAAATGAAGGTTCTGGTGG